AAAAAAAAAAAAAAAAAATAAAAGAACACCACTACCACTAACTGTCACCTAAACAGGGCAATATATAGGGGGTTTGAAAAAGTGGAGAGAGAGGGGGTCCGCGCTAACTGACTGACCTGCAACGACTTACGGCGATTCGAACGTACGGAAACCGTTCGGAATAGGCAGGATTAACGTATGCGACACGTTCGGAACACGTTCACTTAGACCTAATATTATAATGTTCCGTCTTATTAGCAGATTTTGAAGGTTATAATATTATTGAAAATGCGCAGGGGCGGTTTATGCCTACGCGTATGTAGGTTACTCCCGCTTGCGCGAGGATTATTGAGAGAAAAAACCCCTAATTACTTAGGGGCTTTCTTAACCGGAGGCATTTCTAATAGTTGCACGACTAACTTAGCGGCTTTCAGCGGAGGCACACCAAGTCTATTGTAATCGCGCACCATTCGACAAAAGATATCGAAGTTAAACAAATCCTTGCGCGAACCTTCGACATCAAAACGAATATTCTTACGCATTCAGTCCTCCAGTTAATAATAGTTGTAATGAGTAGGGGAGATTTGCAGTCTCTCCCCTGTCGTATTACTGAGCCGAAGCCTGTGCAGCAAGCAAAGCCTCGACTTGCTTGCGCGCAACGTCCTCAGGAATATTGAGACGGATGTAATCGCGAATCATCCGCTCCTTGATATCCTCAGCAGAAACTTCCGACGGACGATATGGAAGTAGCGCAGCCTGATACGCATTGCTACGCGCGTTCTGCTTAAGAACATCGTTCACCATACTGACAACATTCCACTTTTTGTCAGTAATCACCTTGTGTGCCTCGTCCAAACTATCGACTTGCGTATAGTCGAAAGTCTTTTCGATTTTGTCGCCAGCCTGTGCATGGCCTTCGGGCACCGCGAAAGTGAACTTGCCTACTAGTGTCTTCATACTGTCACCTCATTTTGGGCGATATTGCCCACGAACGAAACCATCTTATCACACCTCGCGAGAACTTGCAAGAACTTTTTTGGCCTTTCTGCTTTTTTTCTTGCCCGTTCGCGCTTACATATGATTAGACGTCCAGACAATGGAAAGGTTCCTCAGACCGCCGACCCTATTATATTATGCCAAACCATGCACCAATGTATAAGCATGCGCAGTAATGTTCGTGCCAAACGCGAAGTGTAAAGTTCTGTAAAGTTTCTTCACGAAATTTTACGTGATTGCACACCCCGGCACTACATATACTGGCATACCCCTGCACGTAATGGTACCATATTGCACACTTTTGCGCGCCCATCGCAATTAAATGTCTCACTCTAAAAATAAAAGGGTCCCATATTGTAAGAACCTAATTTCGCAACATAAAAATATATAATAGAAGTTGTATATAATAATTTGACTTTCAGTTCGGTTCATGCTAGAGTGGCCTGAACTTCGGGAAGACTGAAATTCCGGAAATATTGTAATCAGGTAATGTTTTAAAGGGAGAATACTATGCCTGTAGGAACCGCAACCATCACAAGTAAGTCTGGTCCAAATGAATCTGTTACCGCGCAGGTATTCAATAACGTCACTGCTTTCACTGTGGATATCGCGAGGCAGGTTCTACAACTGTGGCTTGGTTCACAGGCTACATCAGGACCACAGCGCGAATTCGATATTAACGCCAATACGACATTTACTGCTACGTTTACTGCGGGTGGTAACTGGACTATCACTCTATCCTAGTATGGACCCAATTACTGCTATCACGAATTTGGTAACAGAACTAACCAAACTAGTTACTGTTGTTGTGGAAGGTCAGACACCAGAACAACGCGCTCAAATTTGGCAGTGGTATATTGACGACGTAACTAAGTGGCGTAAGCTATTCAAACTGGATACCTAATATGGCAATGGGAATAGTATCAGATAAAGACTTCAATTCTGAGTTCTCTAATCTTAATCCAGGCTCAAAGATTAGTGAATCAGATGCGAAGCCTCCATCTGATAATACTGCAATTGAAGGAGAAGTAATAGATGGACCCACTAAAGGAAGAGGAAATAATCCAGGAGTTCCGGACGAACTTAGAAAAGTTATTGGCGCAGAATCAGCAGTTAATGGAAGACAATCGGCTATCGAATTGGCAGAAAGCTTTGGCATCTCAGCGTCATCAGTCTCTGCGTATGGCGTGGGTGCTCACTCTACCACTTCCTATGATGAAAGACCAAATGGAAGCCATGTCAATAGAAGCAAAGAACGCGTTGCAAAGCGCGCGAGAAGCAAGCTTATACAAGCCATCAATGGAATAACTAAAGATAAACTAGATACAACTAATGCCAAGGACTTAGCTGGAATCGCGAAGGATATGGCTGCTGTAATTAAAGTTATGGAGCCTGAACCTGTCAGAGCTATGGTCACAGATAATGGACCTAAATTCGTTTTCTACGCTCCTACCTTGCGTAAGGAAACTAATTACGAAGTAGTTCAGGCAAAGGAGTAATTATGGCAACACGATTGCTATCGGTTGAATACGTACAATCAATAGCACAGAATGAAGTAGTTGCATTACCAGCGCGCAGATGTCTATTCTTTACTGATGCCGCAGCACCTACTATTCAAACTGCTAATGACCCTTCCTTCGCTACACCAATCGCAATGACATTAACTAATGGTTCCGTAGAAGTAGCAGGAGGATTTCTGCGTTGTACTAGCGCGGGGCCAATTAACGTAATTGTTAAACCACACTAATGGCATTCGATAAAGGCTATTGGAAGCCTAGTCCCAAACAAGAAGAATTCCTAGCACTACCCACTACCATATTTGAAGCTATGTATGGTGGTGGGAATGGCTCTGGTAAATCTGACGTCTTGTTGGTATATGGCATTGTAAACCGATGGCATGAGAATGCGAAGTTTAAGCAAGTTTTTTTACGTAGAACTTTTCCTGAACTAAGAAACGAAATTGTTCCACGCTCACGCGAAATCTATCCTAAATTCGGAGCAACATTCAATAAGACTGAAATGATTTGGACATTTCCACGTATAGACCAATATGGTGGAACTGGCCTAGCTAATGCTGGTGCAATGATATTCCTTGGCCATTGCGAGGAAGAAGATAATGTACATCAATATGATTCAATGGAAATCAATCTGTTTACTCCTGACGAACTTACAACCGATACGGAATACATCTATCTATACATTGGATTTACTAGAGTTAGAACAAATGATCCTAATCTCCCTGCTATATGCAGAGCCGCAGGTATGCCTGGAAACATTGGACATGCTTGGGTTAAAAAGAGATTCGTAGCTCCCTGTCCTGGTGGTGGAAAGATTATCATCGGAAAAGGTGGAGTTAAAAGATTTTATATTCATGCTACTGTTGCTGATAATCCTAATGCGGACCCCGGATATGCAGCGCGCTTGGATGGTATCCCAAATGAAGCCGAACGTAAAGCTAGGAAGTATGGCGACTGGGATGCTTACCAAGGGCAAGTGTTTGATGAATTTCGTGATAAACACTATCCAGACGAACCGGATAATGCTATACATACCTGTGCGCCGTTCGACATTCCAGAATGGTGGCCTCGATTTGTAATTGGTGATTGGGGCTTTGCTGCAATGTGCTATGTTGGTTTTTATGCTGTAAGTCCACAAAAGAGAGTGTATCTCTATCGTGAGATTTACTGGATGAAAACTAAGATTGCAGATTGGGCTCCTATCGTTAAAGACTTCTGTGATAAAGAGAATCCTCGTGTAGTTAAATTCTGTAAGTCGGCATCTCAGGAGCGAGGCCAAGAACATACTATTCAACAACAGATTGAACAAGAATTAGGTCGTCCTATTGAATTGTCAAATAATTCTCCAGGTTCTAGAGTAAGTGGAAAGATATTAGTCCACGAATATTTGAGGTGGAAGCAGAAACCAATCATTCCACAAGCTGAAATTCCACAATATTCAGAAGAGTTTGCAATGTGGACTCTTAGGAATAAAGGACTTGAATACTATAAGGATTATCTTAAACTATTTGACCCACCAGAACCTGAAGATAATCTTCCCAAGCTGCAAATCTTCCTCTGTGATTATCCTAACCCAGATGGCTCACATGATGGACACATGGGATGTTGTCCATTAATGATTGATGCCATTAAGGCATGTTCATACGATAAGAAATCCAAAGAAGGTAAACCTGCTGAAGACGTTGCGGAGTTTGAAGGTGACGACCCATATGATGATTTACGCTATGCAGTAGATAGCGCTGAACGATATTTCGAAGATGCTGCTGGTGAATTTGCAAAGATTCAGAAACAAGAACATATTACCAGAATGCTTACTATTAATCAGGACTTCACAGCATTCTATCGTAATATGAAACAAATTGAATCTAATACAATTCATCCACCTATTAGACGCTTTCATAAACGACGATAATGGCTAACGTATATTTAGGGCGTCATGGTGACGCTGTAGATACTAAGGGTAAGTTTCATGGAATGAAAGATGTTCCTCTCACTACAAAAGGTGTGGAGGAAGCTAGAAAACTTGCACAAAGTTTTATTGACCTTAAAATTCCTTTTAAGAAAATTGTTGCATCTCCTCTTTCAAGAACTGCTGATACTGCAGAAATTGTATCAGAAGCAACAGGATTACCTGTTGAATATTGTAAGGAATTACTACCTTTGGATTTGGGTGCCTACGTGGGAAAATCCACCGACACCTATCAGGATGATGTTAGGTATTATTTGCAGCATCCCGATGAGCGAATTCCTAATGGTGGTACTGTTAATGAATGGGCTAAACCCTACATTAATTACGCTAATAAAGACCTGTTTGATGGCACTGACGATAATATTATTTACATCACTCATGGTCGTAATATTCTCCTTACTAAAGCTGATATCAAATTGGGAAACAATCTCAATTATGACAATCTTTGGTTAGCTGATAATAACACTAGCACTGAGCATGGCGGCTACGCAATCGCTAATGGCGATGAAAAAAGATTTGAAATAATTAATCCTAAGAAAACTGTTGCTGGAGTATCATAATGTTTTTACTAGATTGGTATAAAGAATGGTTAGATATTCGAGCTAAGAAGAATGTAGTTGTTCAAGAGGAAAAGGTTTGTGCATCATGCGAAACTCTTAAACAACAATTAGAAATTGCAAACTATGAACGAAATAAAATGCTTGACCGTATTATGGAAAAGCCGAAAGTTGAACCTGAAAGAGTAGTAGCACCAATACCAACTAGTAGACCTGTTGTAATGCCTTGGCGTATTAGACAACAGACAATGGAACGCGAAGATAGGATGAAAGCTGCTGCAATGAAAAATGCTGCACAGCCTGATATTAAATCAGCAGCACAGCCACCAGTTGTAGATAAAGAGTTAGAAGAATTAGAAAAGGAATTAGATAGTGCCACCGCCGCCAGGGAATCTCAAAGTAATTGACGATTCCATGCAATCTGCATTAACGCGTGCATTAAATAAAATGCCCGGTGTGCAGCGGCCTATTCTTATGCCTTCGTCAGATAATATATTAACTCGTTCAATTCCTGGTGATTTTGAAGCGCGCACAGGTCGATATACTGGTCATATCTTGTATAACCCTGATGCTGTAGCTGGTAAATCGCCACAGGAGATGGACGATTTAATGACTCATGAACTAACTCATACTAGACAAGCACAAACTACACCTTGGTGGCGACAGTTAATGAATACCTACTCTAATAGGCCACCAGCAGGATTACCGGCTAATAGTCCTATTAATAATGCTTATAGTTGGAATCCTCAAGAAATGGAAGCATTCCAAAATGAGCGTAATCAGAATGTTTTAACACCAGGGTATAGTGACCCACAAACTGGTGCGCGCGATATACCACTACCAAGGCCGAGGAGATAGTATGGCTATTAATGTTGGTCCTTCTAAGAGGTTTGGAACTAAGACTACTCTTAAATTTAAGAAAAAGCTTCCTGGTGGTGGCAAACTAAAAATTAAGAAAACTACTTTTAGTCATCCTCGCGATTCTGGTGGTGGCACTAGAATGGGTGGAATGGGTAAAGGTGGTGGTGGACTTGGTTCTATTAGAACTGGACAAGTTGGCAATCCAATGACTAGCCGTCTTAACGCGGATATTGGATTCGATTACTAACATGCCATACGATGAAGTAATGCATAAGTTCAAAAAAGGAACTTTGCATTCAGGCTCTAAATCAGGAAAGAAAGTAACTAAAAGAAGTCAAGCTGTAGCAATAATGATGTCTGAAAAGAAAAAGGCTGATGCAGGTAATAAAGAATATCAGCCAGTGAATACTGGTCCTTCAGCTAAAGTTACTAGAAAGCGAGGTATTTAATGTTTCCTCCTGGAATGGTTCCTCCACAGCAACCACCAGTCCCATCACCTACACCTGGTATCCAAACAGGTCCAAGTCCTAGCTTTATGACCAGACTTGCAGGTGGATTGAATAATGCTGCACAGCAATTCGGTGACCCTATGTCACAGGGTATTGCTAAGCAGACTTCTCCTCTTCTCAATAAAAAGAAAAAGCCAGGACAATCTAAACAAGAATTACCTGTTAATGGCCCTCCTGGAATGAAACCTGCTGCTTCTATTATGCAGACTGGTAATTCTGCACCTAATCCATATACTTCTTTTAGTGGTGGTGTAGGTAATCCTCAGCCTGGTGGATATGGTGGCTTGGCACCAATGCAAAATTCTGGTATGGGGTTCTGGAACCAGTATAATCAAAATCGTCCATCAATGATGTAAAAATGCCCCCTACTAATAAAGATAGTGACGATAGAGCAGAACGTAATCTAAGAACTGTCCTCGAACATTTCGATAAAGAGGATAGGGCTGTGCGCGAAAGACAAATTCGCACATGGCGTAGATTAAAGCTATTCTGGGAAGGTTTCCAGAAAGCTTGGTATTCAGAAGTAGCCCATGATTGGCGTATATGGGATGAAACTACTGCTGAAGGTGATACTGACCAATCGTACTACGATAAGCCTATTAATGTTTTCAGAGCTTATCTGGAAAGTATTATCGCTGCCCTTTCTATTACTATTCCTCCCCTTAAGTGTTTTCCTGATGACGCTGATGATGCTCTTGATTTGTCTACAGCCAAAGCAGGAGATAAGATTGCTGAACTGGTTTATCGTCACAATGATGTTAGTCTTTTGTGGCTTCATGCTCTGTTTATTTTTTGTACAGAGGGTATGGTAGCTTGTCATACTTACTCACATAAAGATGAGAATTATGGCACATGGCAAAAGAAAGAATATGAAGATACTGATGAAGTTCATCAACTAACATCTTGCCCACAATGTGGGTTTCAGATGAATGACCAGATTATGACTCCGCAGATGCAAGCTGCATATGCGAAACTAAAGCAGAATGTTTATAAATTCGACCCATCTAATGAAGATATTCCAGTCCAAGATGTAATTCAAAATGAAGATATGGAAATGTGTCCTGCTTGTATGCAGACTATTATTCCACAACTCTCACAAGAAACTATTGTTATTACTAGACTCGTTGGTTGCACTGATGAGCCTAAATCACGAGTTAAAATGGAAGCATATGGTGGACTATATATTAAGGTTCCAAACTATGCTCGAACTCAAGCTGATTGTCCCTATCTAATTTGGATGTATGAAACTCACTACGCAATGGCCGTAGACCATTATGACCATTTGCGTGGTAAGAAATGGGAGGATTTTAAGAAAAAGGTTCAAGGTTCTACCGGACCTAATGACCCCTATGAACAATGGGGTCGATTGTCACCACAGTATCAGGGTGAATATCCTATGAATACTGTGACTGTTAGAAATGGTTGGCTTAGGCCAGCAGCATTTAATGTTCTAAATAATACTGAAGAAATTGAATTCATGCGTAGAAAATTTCCCAATGGAGCTAAATGTGTCTTCATTAATGATATTTATGCAGAGTCCTGTAATCAGAGTCTTGACGATGCTTGGACTATTGTATACAATCCTCTCTCTGACTATATTCATTATGACCCCCTTGGCCTTCTTCTGGTCTCCATCCAGGAAATTACTAATGACCTTATTTCACTCATATTGCAAACAATCGAGCATGGAATTGGCCAGACGTTCGCAGACCCCGCGGTCTTAAATTTCAATGCATATCGCCAGATGGAATCAGTTCCTGGTGGTGTGTATGAAGCAACACCTAAAACTGGTAAATCTATTGGTGATGGTTTCTATGAGGTTAAAACGGCAACTCTTTCACCAGAAGTTATGCCGTTTGCTTCTAACATTCAATCATTAGCACAATTAGTTTCAGGTGCATTGCCTTCACTATTTGGTGGAGCTTTAGAAGGTAGTGAGACAGCTTCTCAATATTCAATGTCTCGCGCGCAGGCTCTACAGCGTTTGCAAAATGTTTGGAAAATGTTCACTACATGGTGGAAGCAGATATTTGGTCATGCTATCCCCATGTATATGGAAATTGCTAAAGAACAAGGTGATGAGCATGACGTACAACTTGATAAAAGAACTGGTAATTTTATCAATGTTTATTTGCGTCGTGCTGAAATGGAAGGTAAAATTGGTAAAGTAGAATTGGAAGCTAATGAGAATCTTCCACTGACTTGGAGTCAGCAAAAAGATATCATTATGCAACTATTCCAATCTGCTAATCCTGAGATTCTTGGAGTCCTGGGTTCTCCAGAAAACTTACCTATTATTCGTGATGCTATTGGATTACCTGAATTCTTTGTTCCAGGTGAAGATGACGTTGAAAAACAATACGATGAAATTAGACTCCTACTAAATTCTCAACCTATTCCAACTGGTAATCCTCAACAGCCATTTATGCCATCTGTTGATGTAGACCAGAACTTTGATGACCATCATATTGAATTTGAAATTGTTAGAAAATGGGTAATTAGTGAAGCTGGTAGACAATCTAAGATTGACAATCCAGACGGCTATAAGAATGTAATATTGCATGGACTAATGCATAAACAATTTATGTTAATGTCTATGCCACCCCCACCACAACAAGGGCAGGATAAAAAAGGTGCTGTTCCTGCTAAAAAAGAAAATCCCAAAAAACGTGAAGCACCCATAATGGGAGACGGCAATGTTCAAACTGTTCAATAGAATACAACTTCCACTTTATGCTCCTCCTGATGATGGGGGAGAAGGCACTAAGATATTGGAAGAGGGCCAAATGGGCCTCTCCGATATGGAAGAATTTCTACTTGATGATTCTGATGAACCTGAAACTTTAGAAATTGGTGAGGATAAAACTCCTCCTAAAGTTACTCCAAAAGAAACTAAAAAGGAAGAAAAAAGAGAAGTTAAAGTAGTTCCTAAGGCTGATGAAACGCCTGAAGAAGAATTAGAAGAAGTAGATGAACTTGCAGAAATAGAAGCTGAATTACAAGAGCCTGATGATGAAGACCTCGAACTTGTTACGCCGGTTCGACGTCGGGATATTCTTGCAAAGTATCCGCAACTTTTTAAAGAATTTCCATATCTGGAGAAGGCGTATTACCGTGAACAGCAATATACCGAAATTTTTCCTACTTTAGAAGATGCCAGGACTGCTGTAGCAAAATCTGAAACACTGGATAATTTTGAAGTAGATGTAATGGGTGGTAATATCGGAACCATCCTTAAGACAGTTAAAGATACTAATCCGAATGCATTTTATAAGATTGTTGACACCTATCTTCCCACGCTTTCTAGGGTGGACCAACAAGCTTATTTCCATCTGCTAGGTAATATTGGCAGAATGACTATCGCGACTATGGTTCAGGAAGCGCGAAAGTCTAACAATGAAGATTTAGAGAAAGCGGCTTTAGTTCTTAATCGTTTCATGTTTGGAACGTCGGATTATCAACCTCCGACTATGCTTGCGCACGAGGATAGACCTCAAGATAATACGCGTGAGCAACAGATTTCTGAACGTGAACGTCAATTTGTTACGCAACAATTTGAATCAACTCGTAATGAGTTGAATACTAAGATTAATAATATTCTAATGAATACTATTAACAATCATATTGACCCTAAAGATTCAATGCCTCCCTATGTGAAGAAAAATGCCGCTAGGGATGCGATGGATACTTTAGGTAGATTGCTTGACCAAGATACCAGATTCAAAACGCTAATTGATAAACTTTGGGAAAGAGCTTTTAAAGAGAACTTTACCAAAGAATCTACTGATAGAATTCGTTCTGCATTTGCCGCAAAATCTAAGTCACTGTTGCCTCCAGTCATAAAAAAGGCCAGAATTGAAGCGCTACGCGGTATTGGTAGACGAGTTAGAGATGATAGTGATAATAAAGACTCTAACAAGGGTCCAGTTCCAGGCAGGAGAGCCCCATCCCAAGAAACTAGAGGGGGCAAGGTTACTAATGCGAAGGAAATACCGAGGGGAATGAGTACTTTAGAGTTCCTAAATCAAGATTAGCTCCAAAGGAGATTCATGGCTACTAATGCCACTCGTGTTGTTACAATTGTATATAGCGGTGACGTTAATGGCAGTGAATCTCTAGCCGCAGCCGCTAATGCTGTGTCGCCAGGTTCTGTAACGATTCATTCGTTAGCTCTTGGTGATAATACCATTACGGTTCCAACGGGTGGAAGCACCGTAAAGGGAGCTACTATTGTACCTCCTTCGGGTAATGCTCAAACCATTACTCTGAAAGGCGTAGGTGGTGATACTGGCATTGCTCTAAGTAAATTAGACCCTGCTAGTATTTCATTTGAAACTGCGCCTGCAAACTTTGTCCTAAATGCTGGAGGCACTATTAATGGCCTCCGGATATTCTGGACATAAGGAGTTATAACAATGGCAGTTGTTGAGGCTCAGGTTGCAGGACTTGAGCTAGAACGCGTTATTCCTAAGATTCGCGTTCTGTTTGAAAGAGATGACCGATTTTACGCTAATATTAAAAAGCGTGATGTCGAGAAAATCTCTAATAGACAGATGCGTATTCCTCTGGAATTGCGCCCTGGTGGAAGCTTTCAGTATTTCAATGCTGATGGTGGAGACCTTGGACGCGGTGGTGGTCCTACTTTCGATAAGGCAGTTGTCAACGCCGTATTCGTTAGTGAGAACATCGAATACACTAAGCTTACGCAGTGGTCTACGGACGATGAGCGTAAAGCTGTAACTAATGGTGTTCGACGTCTTACTGCTACTGCATTAGATGAATTGCGTCGTCAGCTTGACGCACAGATGATGCAGGCTGGTGACGGTGCTATCGGCACTGTTACTACAGTTACAGCAGGTGCAGGATTCGACACTTATACTCTTACAACTGATGGTTTCGGAGCGCGCTTAATGCGTTTCGGTCAGACTATT